GCGAACTGATTGAGGCAAGTTGTAAGGAAAGATATAAGCGCCGATGGCGAGCAATCTTGTGTAAGGCCATCCTCGGCGTGGGTTATTTACTGGCTCAACCATATAATCAGATGTTGCCCAAACTGTTGTGTATAACTGATTAAAGTTATCATCTGTAGCAATTTCATTTAGACTAATAAAGTCATCAGTATTGGTTGTCCACCAATCTTGCGCCGTATAGTAACGCGTCACAGGACTATTGGTTGTGCCATCTCTGTAGAAGAATCTGCCGGTATAGTCATCAATCATTCTACTTGAGGCCATAATTGCTGCCTCAAGAGCAGTATCATCCTGAATGTCCTCGATGTTTAGAGATTCCTTCAAGTCTGACAGTGTGCAATATGCGTTGATTAGAGCCACGCTTTTTCCTCTTCTCTGCCTTCGGTGCTATTGCCCGTTCTAAATCGGGAGTTGCTGTTGCGGTTTGTTTCCGCCAAAACTTTATTCTTTCCACGATAGGTGATGCCTTTCATCAAGCCAATAAGACTTCTGATGTGGCAGAACTGCTGCGGTGTTTACGTGTATGGGGAATCCTAATTGACGAATCCTTCTTGAGAAAAGCAAATCCTCGCTAATCCAATTGCCATCAATAGGTCCATCCCAGAACCAACACCAGTCTTTGCCTTGATGGGGGTCTGCCATCTCTCGCATTTTTTCTAAGACGCTGCGATGTATAAGAAGGCACCCAGTTCCACAGGCATCAATTTGAAAGACCGCGTTGCGGTCATATTTGAACAAAGGCAAGAAGCCTTCAGGCACATCTTGAAAGATGGCTGGAACTGGCTTTGGATATAAATGCTTGTGAGCGTCAAAGGCCGCAAAGACAAGGGCTGACACTACTGGTCGTTCTTTATCGTGAGCAGTTTGACAGAGTAAGTCAAATGTTTCGGTGTCTAGTTGCTCATCGGTATCTATCATCAAGAGCCAGTCGGAATCGGTGTTCTCAAGGAAAGCCTTAACGACGCGATTGCGCATCTTGGAAAGTAATCCTGAGCCTTTAATTCTGACAAATGGCCCTAGTCTGTCGGCGCGATTTTGGCAGAGTTGAAACATTCTATATGCCCACGCCGCGTTGACGGAGCCTGGGTCACAGGCGCCAATTGAAACTTTATGACCTGACTTCATTGAATCCCCCGATTCATTAGGAAGTGTAGAGGCGAGCAAGTCGGGGGATTCCCACTCGCCCCTACACAACTATTTAGTTATTCCTTCTTAATTAGAAGGATGGTGCAACTAGACCAGTTCCTGAAATGATGGAAGCGGCTTTTGCATAACGCTCTGCTGTGAAGGCAGAGAAACCATAAACAACAGTCTTGATGGTCAAGCTACCTGGGGTAGTTGCATCAAAGCGTAGTGAGAATGGTGATCCTGGTTGCTCCCAGAGGTGCATTTCGCGTGCATCAACAAGATAGATTTCATCTTGGTTGGTGCCTGCGCCGTAAGTTGTTCCTACGTTTGCATCTGAAACGATTGGCAGACCAAGTAGTTGATAACCTGAGTTTGCGTACTGAGCAACGCCTGCGCCAGTTGATACTGCATTCTGTGGTACGCCAGCGGCAGGAACTACCAATGGGCGACCAGCTGTATCAGTTGCTGCTAGCAAGAATGCTAGGCGGCGTGGGTGCATAATCCAGGTTGTTGGTGTGGTGAACACATTGCTCTGAACTTGCTGTAGAGCATCTGCCAACTTTGGATAAAGCAATGCAACTGTAGGTGTTGTTGCAGTGAAAGTAATTGCGTTTCCACCAGCGTTGCGGATTCCCTTGAACTGACCATTGTTGCCAGTTCCATTTAGGACCTGAGCATCAAGTGTGGTGTGCCAAGAACGGATTAGGTCAGCAACAACGAATGTGTCAATGCCTGTTCCGCGCTCAATTGCTTGGCGGGATAGGTCTTGCTGTCCAGCAATCGTTCTTACAGGAACGCTGAGCAGTGTATCGTCAGCATCAGTTTCGGAAACAGCAGTGTTCTGTGTTTCCTGAATTGCTGTTGATGTACCTGTGGTCATACGGCTGATTTCAAGTGACATTCCAGCTGCTGGAAGTGCCATCTTGTTTGTTGCGAAATCTGCCGTTGGGCGACCTGCGCGAGCAAGAGGTGCTGCTAGGTCAACTAGATATTGTGGAACAACAAGTCCAGCGAAGTTTGATGTATCAACATCGCGACGCTCAACTGACTCTTCCTTCATATGGCGTGCTAGGCGCTCGGAAGCGCTGTAATCGCCACGTACTTGTGCATTGAACGCATCGCGAACAAAGGATGTTCCATTGTCTGGGCGATATGTGCGCTCTTCGCGAACGATTGAAGTTGAAGCCTTTGGTAGTGCTTCTGCAACAACAGAACGTGCTTCTGCTGCCTTTGCATCTGCAACTGCCTGAGCAGTTAACTTCTCAATTTTTGCATCGAGTGAACGTGATTCTTCAACGAGGGCATCAACCTTTTCGGTTTCCTCAGCTGTGAGGTCGGTGCGGTTCTCTGCGGCTACTGCCTCAAGAACTGCATCCATTTCAGCCTTCACTGCATCACGGCGCTCAATTACTTTGTCAACATATGACATTATTTGAGTACTCCTTGTGAGTGTTTGTAAGGTTCCGAGGTGGTGGCGATGACGCTTCACGGCGCTCAATTGAGGGTGTGGGCTTCGCTCCGACTTCGTAATCTGCTCGGATGAGCAGAAATCTATTTGTTTGAGTTGATAATTGCTTTTGCTAGGCGAAGTGAAATCTTGCGGCTTTGCTCTTCACTTGGCGCTGGCAGTGCATCAATAGGGCGAAGTTCTGAGGCTTTATGTCCAACAAGGGTTTCAGTTGCTTCCCAGCCATCACGAACTTCACGATAAATACGAATAAGAATTGCAGGATCATCTTCCTCTGCGGTAATTGAGAAATCGGTGTCTGGAATACCAAGCACACCTTCACGCATAACGTGTTCGACACGGCCACGGGCGGTGCCACCGGCTGAATCCCATTCTACAAAATCTCCGACAGTATCTACGGCGCGGATTGATTCAGTTTCCATTTCATCATCATCTTCATCTTCATCTTCATCTTCAGCATCTAGCAGGTCTGAGAGATAATCGCGAAGTGCCTTGATGGAATCCTCATCTAATTTGCGACCTTCTTTGATGGCATCCAAGGCGCTGGCAATCTTTTGGCGGGCTTCAACTGATGTCGTTGGGTAGGCAGGATAGGTGACAACTGAAATGTCGCCATCGCTGAGTGAAACCTCGGTCAATGTGCGCTCGCTCTTATCCTTGTTCCAATTTTGGCGAATGACGCGGAAGGCAAAGCTCATCTGATCCACATCGCCGCGATTAACAAGGGTGTAAATGTCGCGGGCTTCTTGAGTGTCTGCTAGTTCGGCATCAAAGCGAAGGCCACGCTCATCTTCAGTCAAAGTCAATGTGTCATTCTTTGTGCGAGCTAGTGGCAGACCTTCGTGGTTAATTAGAAGGCGAACATCAGGTAGTTCTGTAAGTGTTTTACGAAAAGCACCTGGCGCGATTCTCTCTTTGAAGGGTAATGGCACGCTGGCATCATTAAAGACCGCCGCATACCCTGATAAACGCATAACGCCATCTTCTGCTTGGCGTGCTTCAACATCCTGCACTGTATATGTGCGGCGTTCGATTTTTTTCATTTTGCTCCTTGAATCGGCTTCAGCTTCTAAGGCATCAATTTTGCGTTGCGCCCAATTTTGCGCTCTCTCACTGAAGTTGGAATCGCCGCCCCAGAGTAGCCAAGCAACTAAGCCTGCTCCTGGATATTCAGCGTGCGAAGGGTCACTGTTCTTTGGTGCTTGTCCATCAACTTGATGGCGGGCAAACCAAGGCGCCATCTTGCGCACCTTGTTTTCTGTAATTCTTCCTGCTGCCATTTCGCGTGCTTCACGCTTGGTGCCATCAGTTAAACCATCTCCCCCAAAACCTTCTTCTAAATACTTCAACCCACGCGCAGCGTTCTCGCGAATAAATGAAGGAGCAGATAAATCAACTGCTCTTATTTCTCCACCTGGTTCCATATCTTCTGAAATTGAAATTGCAACCATCTGGTCAATTGCATCTTGTTTTGTGCTATGACATCCAATAGTTGTATATGAGCCATCTGATTCTTCTTTAACTGCTGCCCATCCATCGCAATCACCTTGAGAATCTGAGATGTAGTAAGGCATTACTCAACCTCATAAACGGATTCAGGTGCGCCAGGGTCAATTGTTGAAACTGCCTGCAACTGTGTCGTTGGAACGCCTGTGTGTTTGATGCTTGGCATATCCAAAGCCTTCAAGACTGCTTGCGGATCAAAGCCAACTTGAACAAGTTGAGCGATGATTTCAGCTCTAAGTTTCATACCAACTTCAGGGGCATCTGCTGCGTCAATGTTCTGTAGAGGTACGCGGTGTTGGTCGCCTGCCTCGCCTAGTGGCGATAAATCCTCAACAGCGCGAACATCATTAAGACTCAAGAAGCCTTCGCGAAGTCCTTTTGTGTATGCATCGTAGCGTTCAATTGTTGTGCCGCGAAGTAGGGCGTCAAGATTAAACTTGATGAATCCATCTGGCTCAGGCAATAAAGGTGAGAGAGCTTGTTCAATTCTTTCCAATAATGGGCGCAGTGAGTGTTGCACGAAGGATAAGTTCTGCGCTTCAACTGATGCGAATGACATCGCGCCAGCAACAGGATGACCCAACAGCGATACCGGAACGCGGAAAAGACGGGCAATTTCCTCTACCCCGAAGCGCCGGACCTCTAGCAGTTGGGCGTCAGAGGCATTTAGTGTGAGCGGTCTGAAAGACGCTCCACCAGTTAGCACTCCGATCTTGCCCGCCCTATATGGGCCAGTGTGCGTGATATTCCAATCGCGAGCAAGGTCTGACACCTGCTCTTCTGTCATATCACCTGGCGCTTCAATAACACCGCCAGGGTTGGCAGCATTTCCAAAGTATGAGGCGGCATAAACTTCAGCAGCCATCGCAGAGCCAAGAGTTACCCTAGCTGCGCCAATCGGACCTAGACCAAGAAGTTGTCCAGGAAGTCTAAAGAGTGGGATGTGGACAATTTCATTAGGACTTAGTTGGAAGGTGAAGTTGCCGTAAGTATCGCGAACCATATAGCGAACAGGCTCTCCTGCGAATGGGCGTTCAACGCGAACATCGCGAGGATTTAGAACATAAAGCTCAAGAACTTCGCCCATATCATTCATCACTTTAAGGATGAAAGCGTTTCCTTCTAAGTTAAGTGAAGCAATAATCTGCTCATAAAATTCAAGGCGTGTTGTATCTGGATTTGGATTATTTACCCAAGTTGGAACTTCGCCATAGACAGCAGCGTAGGAGATGCGGTTGCGACCACGGCGAACATAAGCGCCAAGTGGTAGAGATGAAATAGTGTCGCCAAGTAAGCGAACACAGGCATAAACTGTGGACATCCTTATTGCTGTTTCAGAGTTGACATCAACGCCTGCTGGCGATGCGTATGCCGGTCTGCCTGGAATCAGTGGCTCAACAAACTGATTCTGCGCACGCTTTTCACCTGCTGCGCGAAGTCGTTTAGATAGACTCATTGCCTGCCTTTTCTGCTAAGTGATACCAACCGTCATCCCAAAGGGTGAGCAGTTTGTGGAAGTAATCTTGGTAAGTAAGGCGTTCTGCCTCATCTAAAATTTCACCCTTGTCCATCATTCCCCCAACTCATATCATAAGATTTTTAGTAATTTTTTCTACATCGGCAGAAAAACAATCACGCATATATTGATCAAAAGCCAATTTTGCAGATTGCATTTCTCCATCAGCATAAATCGTGTCGTATAGCTCATCTCTTGGTGCCTTGGCGTTAATTGGGTGCCAATGCTCCATCATAACTTCAGGAAAATAATCCAATGCGTTCAAATGAGTGCCAAGTTCTTTCCAAAAATTATCTGCGTATAAATGTTTGATAACAGGCGGGGCAAAATAACCAATACTTTTTACAATATTGGTTGAAATCATTACTTTTGTTGGCAGGTTTTTACCTTGAATTGTATCGTTTCCATAAGCAAGCCCATAACCACGTTTTTTTATAGGCTCAGCGAGCAAAGAATCCCAATTTTGAGTTGTCACCATACAATCATCATCTATGCCGGTGAAGGTAACATAAGAATCCCAATACTTGTGAACAATATGATTGCCTTTTGCAACATCCCAATAATCACTAGGGGCAACCTCACGAATAATGCCTTCAATTTCAGGGTAAAGGTCAATTTGATCTTCATTGATAACAATAAGAAAATCTGATTCAACGCTTACTTTTTTTAACTGCTCAAATGCTCGAATAGCATTATGTGGCCTGTTGCGCGTAGCGATTATTACAAGGTTTGAGTTGTTTGCCATTTGTCAATTCCCCCCAACTCATACCAACCCGCACGCCAAAGGGTGAGTAGGCGCTTGAAATAGTCATTGTATTGAGTGCCGATAGTATCAAGGTTGTAGAGAGAAACGGCACGTTCACGAATTGAGGCACGATTTAGTGTCTTTACCTTTTCGGCTGCATCTATAAATTCTTGCAAGGTGCGACATCTGTAGCCTGTCAGACCGTTGATGTTGTTCTCGGTAAATGCGCCCCAGTCGGTTGTGATAGTGGGAGTGCCACAGGCTTGGGCTTCAATAACAACATTGCCGAAAGGCTCGATGTATAAAGTCGGCGCGAAGGTGGCAATTGCCCCGCCCATAAGTTCGGCTCTTTGCTCTGGCCCTACTGATCCGACAAACTCGCCATAACCTTTTTGTTCGCCAGGTCCTGCCAAGATAAGGCGCTTGCCAAGTCGCTCGCAAACTTCTTGAGCTATATTGAAACCTTTGCGCTCAATTAGGCGACCAATGAACAGGTAATAATCGCCATCGCCTTTGCCAAATGGGAACATCTCAGGTTCTAAATAGCCTGGTATTACTTCATCAAAGAACTGGCCGTCGGCGGTTGTCGGGTTCTTCCATCCTGCATAAATGGAGTGCATCCAAGCGTAGGATTCAAAGACTCGATATTTGCTAAAGACCCCGCCATAGCCAACGCCAAACTCCACTGACATTGCGTGCGGAAAGGCATCGGCAATCGGCTTGTGTGCGCTTCCACCGATTAGGCAGATGAAATCTTCTTTTTCAATGCGATCTGCAATTTCAGCAATCGCCTTTGCATTGAACTTATCCCAAAGCCACCCGTTAAACGGGAACTGGGTATAGTGAGCTACACCTGCAAGTGCAGCCTCTTGTTGCTTCTTTGAAACGCAAGTAATGAGTTCAGTAACAGGTGCCTCAACCTCATCGCCAGCGTAAAGATAAACTTCGTGACCAAGGCTGGTCATCATTATGCAAAAGCGCCTGACCTTTTCGGTGAAGGCACATCCTGCGAATTCTTTAGTTACTTGCGTATGTGGCAAAGCCACAACGTGAAATCTCATTCATCCCCCGATGTTTAGATTGTTTGAATTAGTTAAGAATAGGAACTATCTTGAGGGATTGTGCTAAGCCTCAACCCAACTAAGGGTTGCTTCATCCCAATACCAACCCATACCTTCAGGTCTAGGTGTTGGCGGTTGCCAATCAAAGTTCTCATCTAGTGACCAAGACGGGTAAGGTTGTGAAACTATAAACACATCATTAACTGCATCGTAGGTATAGCCAATGCCTGCGTATTGTTTTCTAAAGTTATTGTTATATGAGGTCTGTATCCAAGTGCCGCCCAAGTTATCTACTAACCATTGGTAGCCTTCGTCACCATTAGGGTCATTGTTGTCGCCAACTAAAACTCTAATAACTTTATTATCGTTATCTATTTCTGCCCAATGACTCACTTTAGATACCTCACAATTACAATTCCTGAACCGCCAGCGCCGCCATTTTGATTATCTGTTCCGCCACCGCCACCGCCACCTGTATTAGCCGAACCTGGACTACCAACTGTACTGTTAGAACCAGCACCACCACCACCTGCGCCACCTGCACCTGCAGAATTACCTGAGGTAGTACCACCACCGCCACCGCCTGCGTAATAACCACTAACACCAGTTGAGGTTGCAGTAGCATAAGTAGAGTAACTATTTGTTCCACTGCCACCTGCACCTGCTGTATCGGTTACGCCTGCTACGCCAGCAGCGCTAAAACCGCCACCACCGCCGCCGCCTACTCCACCTGCGGCTCCGCCAGCGCTACCTTGAGAACCTGCACCACCAGGGCTAATAAAATAAGAACAGCCACCGCCTGAGCCACCTGCAGCGCCAACGCCTTGCAGACCGCCGCCACCGCCACCGCCTGCGCTATTAGTTAAAGCACCAAACTGTGAATTACTACCATTGACTGATGTTCCACCGCCTGAATTACCAGCACCACCTACTGTTCCACCTGCGCCACCACCGCCTACTGTAATTGTGTATCCTTGAGCAGTAACACTTTGTGAACCAAATAATTGTAAACCGCCAGCACCGCCACCACCACCTACGCGGTAACCTCCACCGCCGCCGCCTGCTATAACTAAAGCATCAATAGTTAAACTTTGTAAAGGTGTAAAAGTTCCACTGGTAGTAAAAGTGTGATAAAAGTGAGTGCTATCGCTTGTAATTGTTCCACCTGTTGCTTTAGCAACTTCCACGCCTAATTTAGAGGAAGCAATAATTCCAAGAATAGGCATTATGCAATATCTCCCACGACTAAGAATGTATTTGATGCAGTACAGATAACAGATGCTGCTGAGTATCGAGCGCGACACTTAGGAGCAGTTGCGGTAGCGCCAGTAGAGTTAATAGTAACTCCAGCACCCTGTGCAAAAGTCACTTGACCTGCACCAATCTGAGCAATGTTAATAACATCATTTGCGCTATACACAGATGGTGGAACTGTCAAAGTAATTGGTGAAGCGTTGTTTAAGGTAACAAGGTCATTAAGGTCACCAGCGACAAGTGTGTATGTAGTGCCAGTTTGGGCATTGATTGCTGCAATGCCACCACCAGCAGGACCTGTTGACCCTGTTGAACCTGAAGGACCTGAAGGGCCTGTAGGACCTACTGTGTTTGGATTTGGTGTAATTCCAACTGACATTATGCTATCTCGCTTCCGAATACTGAGAACGAAGTCGTGCCGTTCGTCGAATAGATGGTTACAACATCGGCAGCATCAACTGTGACGCCACCAGTGTATGTAAATGTTGCTCCTGCTGCTAGACTTAAATTGTAAATAATGTAATGTTGATTTGCTAATGAGGCTCCATTTGGGCGCACCGCAACTCTAATTGTATCTGCATTGCTTGCGTGAGTGTTCACTGCATTTATTGTTGAAATGACTGCTTCAGTGACAGAGGGAACTGTATAAACATCAGTTGCCGTTGCCGCCGCTGGCGCAGATTGTCCTAGTACTTTGTAAGTTGTTGCCATTTACATTCCACCTAACATTAGTATTCCTGGTAAAGCATTTGCATCTGACCCGCTTGCACCAGCAGGTCCAGTGCCACCCGTCGCACCTGTCGCGCCTGTAACTCCAGTCGGTCCAGTTGCACCAGCAGGCCCTGTTGCGCCTGTCGGTCCTTCAACTCCAGTTGGTCCTGTAGCACCTACAGCGCCTGCTGCACCGCTAGGTCCAGTTGCGCCAGTTGCACCTACAGCGCCAGCAGCACCGCTAGGCCCTGTGGCACCAACTGCGCCGCTAGGCCCTGTTGCTCCAACTGGTCCTGTTGCACCTGTTTCGCCTTGGATTCCTTGAATGCCTTGTGATCCAGTAGCTCCAGTTGCGCCAACATTTCCTTGCGCTCCTGTTGGCCCTGTTGCGCCTTCAATTCCTGTTGGCCCTGTTGCGCCAGTTGAGCCAGTTGCTCCAACTGCACCTGCTGCGCCCGATGCTCCAGTTGCACCTGTCGGTCCTGTTACACCTTCGGGGCCTGTCGCACCGATAGCGCCAGCAGCTCCACTAGGTCCAGTTGCACCTACAGCGCCAGCAGCTCCACTAGGTCCAGTTGCACCTACAGGGCCAGTTGCTCCTGTTTCGCCTTGAATTCCTTGTGATCCTTGTGGGCCAGTGGCACCAGTCGCGCCGACAGAACCTTGTGGACCTGTAGCACCTGTTGGGCCTTCAATTCCTTGCGGTCCAGTAGCTCCAGTTGCACCGAC